GTTTCTTAAAAAAGAGATTCGTCTAGAAACATTTATTTGTATCGATATTCTAATCAAGATCTCAGATAAGATGAATGCTGAGACAAAACCACGTGATCCTGTTTGGGATGAAACTAATACTCTTATGATCTATTACTTTCCATTCATACAACAATTCATTCCACAAAGAGATCTTTTGAAGAAGATCTTCTTAGAAGTTTTCAGTTGATAAATTATAGCACATAAGTTATTATAGTAATGGAGGTGCTTATGGATGATGAGTTGATTGTTCTTGAACCAGAAGATGGTGATGAGAAAGAATCTGTATCCGACGAAGATTTTGATAGCGTCTTTGATATAGAAGACTTTGATGAAGAGACACTCGAAGTATTAATTGGTGAAGTTCAAAGTTCTATCGATTTTCTAGAAGATATTATGTACAATATGTACTATTCCTATAATAGATTAAAAGAAGAAACGACGGAACGTATAAATACATTAGAAATTGAGAATGAGAATTATTGTGAAGAGCTTAAAAAACTCTATCAAGAATTAGCAAATAATAAGCAAGAATAGCAAATTAGCAAAAAAGGAAACAATATGAATTTCGCAGATCTAAAAAAGAAGTCAAAGTCTAATCTAGACAATCTAGTAGCAGAATTAGAGAAAGTGTCTTCGGGTGGAAACAAGTACCAAGACGATCGTTTTTGGTCAGTTCCTATGGACGAAAAGACTGGAAATGGTACGGCTCTAATTCGTTTTCTTCCAGCTGGAAAGAATGACAAGTTACCTTGGGTTACAGTTTATTCGCACTCATTCCAGGGTCCTGGTGGATGGTATATTGAGAATTCACTAACAACTATTGGTAAGGCAGATCCATGTGGAGAGGTTAATCAGGAACTCTGGGCCACAGGTATCGAAGCTAATAAAGAAGTTGTTCGTAAGCGTAAGCGTAAGCAACAGTATATTGCCAATATCTACGTTATTTCGGATCCAAAGAATCCACAGAACGAAGGCAAGATTATGCTGTTTAAGTTTGGCAAGAAGATCTTCGAAAAGATTCAAGAAGCCATGAAGCCTGTTTTCGAAGGTGACAAGGCTGTTGATCCTTTTGATTTTTGGCAAGGCGCTAACTTCCGTCTAAAGATTAAGAAAGTAGAAGGATATCCTAATTACGATAATTCTTCCTTTGAAGCACAATCGCCTCTATTTGATGGAGACGATGAGAAGTTAGAGACAGTATGGAATTCACTATACACTTTAGGTGAATTTACTGATCCTAAGAATTTCAAATCTTATGATGAATTAAAGGCACGTCTTGATAAGGTTCTTGGTTCTAAGCCTGCTGCACCAAAGAAGATCGAGGAACCGATGCCAACTAAGCCATCTCCTAAGATGGAAACTAAGAAGGTTGAAGAGGATATGCCTTGGAAAGCTGACGAAGGTGAAGATGAGGATGATTCTTTGGACTTGGACTTCTTCCGAAAGCTAGCTGAAGAATAAAAACCCAATAAAAAATTATATTCCCTTTAGTTTCAGTCACTTGCAGTTAAGTCATTGATTCTAAAGGGAATATTCTTTTTGACATTCGCCTCTTCGTCGAGGTATACTGGTTCTAGTATGAAATTCTTCCACTTTAATCAAAATAATTCTTTCGGACAATACGACGGTCCTGCTCTAGATGTTGTGATCGAAGCTGAGAATGCGAAAGACGCCAATCATCGTGCAGAAGCCAACGGATTGTACTTCGACGGATGTATGGACGGTATCGATTGCAAATGCTGTGGCGATCGTTGGTCTCGTCAATTCTCTTGCGAAGAGGGTAGTTCCACACCTTGTGTATATGGCGAAGAATTGGTTCTTGTAGATGAGCCAACACAAAAGTTGGTTGTATTTGCAGATGGTTCTAAAAAGTACGCTCGATACAAATAATTTTTTTAGAATCACTTGACATCTAGTTCAGAATACGGTATAATTTAAATATGTTTGAAGAACCGTGGTACAGAAAACCAACAAAAGAGATTAAGATTTATCAAGAAGTATATTCAATCGTTGCTGAATGTGCTGTGAATGTTAAAAATATTCGGGTCGATACTTCTGGTACTCCAATCTTTGATTTAGAGGATTGTTTTGGTGCATATTACGTCGCTCGTTTTAGTGAAATTATGGAGATTATCTAATGACACCGCCTAAGAATATTATTCGTGCACTTCAGGCCGATCGTTCACGTCTAGGAAAAGAAGCTATTCTTGAACGTGAGTGTCGTGATGGTAACGACATTCTATTCTACGGAATGAAGTATGCACTAGACAGTTTCATGACTTTTGGTGTGAAGCAAATTCCAGAAAAGACTGATTCTGGTACAGGTCTCAATTGGGGCGAATTTACAGAACTTCTGACTAAACTTGTTAACCGCAAGCTTACTGGTAATTCAGCCAAAGAAGAGATTACTCGTCTCATGAACCAAGCCACTCAAGATGAATGGAATAATTGGTATCGTCTGATCCTCATCAAAGATCTTCGTTGTGGTGTTTCTGAGAAGACTATCAATAAAGTTGTAAAGAATTTGTCTGCATCAGACAAGTATCATACTAAGTATATTATTCCGACTTTCTCTTGTCAGCTTGCTCAAGATTCTACAGATCAACAGACTAAGATGACTGGCGAGAAAATCTTAGAAGTCAAATTAGATGGTGTTCGAGTTTTGACATTCGTGTTTCCTGATGGTCGTGTGATTCAATATTCCAGGAATGGAAAAGAGTTAGATAACTTCCCAAAGATTCGTGAGCAATTTGTTAACATTGCTAATCATCTTTCCGATCCATGGGTATTTGATGGTGAAGTAATGTCGGCTAATTTCCAGGATTTAATGAAGCAATTAAATCGAAAGGATAATGTTCAGACAGATGATGCAGTTCTTCATCTATTTGATATGATTCCTATGGAAGATTTCTTGGCAGGGTATTCTGCAATCACTCAAGAGATTCGTTCTAAGGCATTAGAAATTTGGTATGATGAATTCGAGTTGGTTGTTCCGAATGTAAAGATTCTTTCGAATCGGATTGTCGATCTAGATACTGTTGTAGGTCGTGAGATTTTCCGTGAGATGAATGAGGCAGCGATCGAAGGTGGATATGAAGGAATCATGATTAAAGATCCTTTGGCTCCATATGAATGCAAGCGGTCTTCTTCTTGGTTGAAGTTGAAGCCATTCATCGATCTTTCTCTTGAAGTGGTTGCTGTTGAAGTTGGGACTGGTAAGAATGCCGGATCTCTTGGTGCTATTGTTTGTGAAGGTGTTGATTCTGGAAAGACGATTTCTGTTAATGTTGGAACAGGCTTCACTGAAGAAGAACGAGCAGAGATTTGGTCCGCTAAAGATTCTGTTATTGGTCAGATTGCAGAAGTTCGGGCGGATGGTATTACACAGAATCAGGATGGAACATATTCCTTGCGATTCCCACGATTCCTTCGCTGGCGTGGTTTCGAACCTGGTGAAAAGATTTAGTTTGACTATGTGTTCAAAATAAAGTATAATAAATAGTATAGTAATTGATATTGATTTCCGGAATGTGGCTCAGCCTGGTTTAGAGCGCCTGCCTTGGGAGCAGGAAGTCGTAAGTTCGAATCTTACCATTCCGACCATTTATTCCCTCATCGCCTAAAGGTATGGCATACGGCTGTTAACCGTACTGTAGAAATACTATTCTTGGTTCGAGTCCAAGTGAGGGAGCCAAAATTCGGCTCATGGTACTAGTCAACCATGGTAAGAGGATTAATCCTGAGACTATAAAAATCCGAAAACAAGTTTAAGGTGAATTATATGAAATACATTCTACTATTGTCAATTCTTTTCTTTGGATTATTTAATCCATCATATAGTGATGTGCCTAAGTATTGTAAACCACATGGATGTTGTGTAGATAAGTGTCCATGCGTAAAGAAATGTTTATGCGATTGTTATTGCAAGAGAAAGAAATAATGCTGTGATAGCTCAATTGGTAGAGCAGCGGTTTTGTAAACCGCAGGTTATCGGTTCGAGACCGATTCGCAGCTCCAGTTTTGTGGTTGATGGCGTATAATAGTGTTAGTCTAAAGAGGTAATACTTCCGGAGGTCCCGGAAATCTTGGTTCGAATCCAGGCCATTATTATACAGGAGTCTAAAAAGTATGCATGAGATTGGCTACCACAAATAGACAGAATTAAAAATTTCTAGATAACTTCTGATGATGTTTATAACAATCTCACAAAATGTGGTTAAATTAATCGTGTTCATCCAATAGTAGGAAAGCGGGATATCAAATTCCTGAGGAATCTTGGTGCAACTCCAAGACACAATTAATTGAGTTCGAGGTTAACTACCACCAATAGAAAGGATCTGTTCTGTTGATAACCTCAAAACACACAAAAAAAACACAAAGGAGAATTATTATGGGAATGACGCCATATGAAATTCGTTTAGAAGTATTGAAGTTAGCTAAGGATGTACTGGAACTTCCAGTCATGCAAACAAGAGAAGCTTTGATTGATGAATATCACGTAAATCGTGCAGGTATGGATATCGAATATCCTAATCTTCCTAGTCTGCCCACTACAGAGCAGATTATTGCTGAAGCTGAGAAGTTAAACTACTTTATCAGTAACGGATAGATAAAGAGAATGATGGCCATACCATCAGGTTGGTCTCTGCCACAAAGCAGGGATTAGGCTTCTGGTCCCGTGAGCCATTTCAATCACGGGACACCATTCATTAGGAATATACATTATGAATATCATTAAAGGTGATCTAATTGGATTAGCCGAACAAGGTTATTTCCATATTATTGTACATGGTTGTAACTGTTTCTGTACGATGGCATCCGGAATCGCAGGTCAGATTTCAAAACGATATCCAGGAGCAGCCGAGATCGATGCTCAAACTATTCGTGGTGATCGATCCAAACTAGGAACATTCACACAATATCAAACTGACATCGGTTTCTATATCATTAATGCATACACACAATACACTTTCTCTCGAGGAGAAGATGTTTTTGAATATAAGGCATTTGAACATTTTCTTCAAAATCTCAAAGAGAAAATTCTATCTATTAGATCTGAAGCGGATATCGAATCTGTAATTCGTATTGGATTCCCTAAGATTGGATGTGGTTTAGCTGGTGGAGACTTCACACGTGTTCTAGATATTCTATTAGACTTCGCTGAAGAAAATTGTGATATTATCGATGTCACTATGGTAATCTATCCGGAAAGATAATGAACATCGGAATTATTGGATCTAGGAAACGGAATAGTCGAGAAGATTTCCTTGCTCTTGTTAAGATATTAACCAATCTTATTATTGAAGATGAAGATTGTATAGTTTCTGGTGGATGTAAAATAGGTGGCGACTCTTTTGCTGAAGAGATCGCCACCAAGTGTGATATACCAATAATCATTCATAAACCAGATTCAGATCTAATCCAAAAATATTTGGATGATGGATTGCCCCATAAAGCTGCATATGCGAAGGCTGCATATGCTAGAAACACATTGATAGCAAGAGATTCCGATTACTTGATAGCATTAGTTTCACCGGATAGAAAGGGTGGAACAGAAGATACTATTAAAAAATTTCTTCAGAGATTGACTATTACTGAAGAACAAGCTATAATTATAGGTAAGTTGATTATATTATGAAAACAGTGATTGAGAATGGCGAAGAGGTATTCTACTGGGTAGAGAACAAGTCTTATGAAGACGATTATGGTTCTTTACATATTAACTATGTTCCATATAGAAAGGATTCTAAAGGTGTAGTCAAAAGACTTAGTCCAGAGAGTTACGCTCTCCATTGGATGGATGCCGAACAATATATTCCGAAAGTTCGAACTCTTGTTCAACGTTGTGAACACTGTGGTTCTGAGAAATGGGAGTACACATGAAACTGTGGTTAGATGATGTCAGACCGTGTCCGTTTATCGGTGATTGGAAGATCGCAAAGGATTATGAACAAGCCATCTATATAATGGAAAATTTTGAGATTGAAGAAGCTTGGTTAGATCACGATCTCGCACCAGAACACTACGAAGAGACTGAAACTCAAGAAGAAACTGGTTATGATGTTGTTCTTTGGATGAAAGAATCCAATAAATGGCCCACAAATGTTTGTATGGTTCATTCTATGAATCCTGTTGGTGCCAGAAGAATGTGTGAGATTATTGCTCAACACTATGGCACACAAGATCCTATGAGGCATTATATTCCTTTCATGAAGATCGAATCTACCCTTAAAGGAATAGTTGATCGTAGAGATTGACATTATAATTAGATGAGGGTATGATATATGCCAATTTATGATTACAAATGTAATACTTGTGGGAAAGAATTCGAGATCCTACTAAAGATGGATGAAGAGATCGAACGATATCCTGGTTGTGAAAATCAAGATTGCGATGTTACTAGGGTTGTTTCTGCCTCTTCCTTCCATCTAAAAGGAACTGGTTGGTACAAGACTGATTATAAGTGATAGGTGAATAGATGATTAAACTGCAAATGTATGAAGTGACATTTCGAGTTGGACAGAGTAATTACAAATATTCTCAGTATTCTAAACCATGCGATTATTGGCGTTCACATCAATACGTTAAACATCTATTAGCAAAAGATTTAGATGAGGTTATTAATGTGTGGCCGGAAATCCTCAAAAAGGAATTTCCTGTTGAAGACGGTACTGGTGGAAGTCATTATTATGAAGATCCTGTTTATGGAGATCTTTTTAAATTTGTTTCGATCAAGTTGGTAAAAGAAAGTATTCTCTTAAATGATAAGGTGACGACATAATGAATACATACAATAAAGTACAAAGCACCGAAATTACATACGATCCTTGCCCACTAATTAGAACTGACGAATATATTTTCTTCTATGGTGGAGTGTTTTCACAATGGTATCCTTCTAAGTTTTTCTTAGATGGAATTTGGTTTGACAATGCTGAACAGTATATGATGTGGTGTAAGAATAGATTATTTCGTGGGCCATATGAAGCAGATATCTTAATTGCAGATCATCCTTCTGTTTGTAAATCTATAGGAAGGAAGATTCCAAATTTCGATAAAGATTTGTGGGATTCTCTGGCAAAGACTTTTGTTTACACAGGCAATATGGCAAAGTTCACACAAAATCCGGATTTACTCAAGATTATGATGGAACAACCAGGAGAATTTGTTGAATGTTCACCTGTAGATAAAATCTGGGGAATCGGTTTACCTCTTGGTGACAAACGTTGTTTTGATAAACCTCAATGGAATGGACAGAACTGGCTTGGTAAAGTTCTAACTGATGTTAGAGATTCGCTAGCTCCCATATATCGCTCATGACTTGGAATAATTATTTTATAGAACTATTGGATTCTATTGCGATTAAATCTAAAGATCGCACTAAGACATCTGCAATTATTGTAGGAAAAGAGAACGAAATTAGATCAACTGGTTTCAATGGATTTCCTAGAGGAGTTGATGAAACAGATCTAACAAAGTGGGAGAAGCCTGAGAAATATTTCTGGGCTGAACATGCTGAAAGAAACGCTATCTATAATGCTGCAAGAATGGGTACATGTATTAATGGATGCACGATATATGTTTCACATTTTCCGTGTGTAGATTGTGCTAGAGCAATTATCCAATCAGGAATCAAGAACGTAATCGTCTCACCTAAGAATCTAGAGGCATTTAAACATAAAACATCTCAATATTATGAACATGAAATAAGAACAATCGAGATGTTTAGACAAGCAAAGATTTCTCTTGTTATCTATGGTGAAGAGATTCCGAATGGTGATATCACAGAAAAAGAAGACTTAAATAGTTTATGGGGAGTATAGAATGAAATATAACGAAAAAGAGATCTTATCTGATATCGAAGAATTCATTAAGACAACATACAATTCACATTATGTTAATGGTAATGATATTCAAGTTAACGATTTGATTATGGTTATTGGACATGCAGAAGGTGCATTCATTTCCAATGCTATCGAGTATCTGGCACGGTATGGAAAGAAAGAAGGATATAATGTGAAGGATCTATACAAGGCAATCCATAACATAATTCTTCTTATTAACTTGAAGCATAAACTACAAAATCAGAATCCTACAGATATCCAACTGCTACTTGAGTTTTCGGATAATGGAGTTAAACGATGAAATTTGATACACTCGAAGAATTAATCGAATTTAGGAATAAAATTCTGAGTCAGTTATATAATAATGTTTGTCTGGTTTCTTTTCTTAAGAAAGATGGAGACACTAGAGTCATGTTATGCACAACAAGTCCAGATTTTGTTCCTGTAGTTGAAAAGAAAACAGATAGAGTCAAGAAATCTAATCCATATGTAATTTCCGCTTTTGACCTAAATAAGAATGGATACAGATCTTTTCTAGTAGAAAATATCTTGGATATGAGTATCGTTAATCCAAAGGACATATTGAAATATGTTGTCAAAGAAGATCCTCTCTAAAATTCTTGTATTCTTTATTTCGGCAAATATGTTATTCGCCGATCATTATTGGCGCAGACCTGCATATAGATATCACAGACAACCTGTATACAGAAACTATTATAGGGGACCTATCTATCAAAATAGAATCTCACCAAGATATAATGATAACAGAATCTCTCCTGGTGCTGCAACTGCTATTGGTTTAGGTGTTGGTGTTATTGGTTTTGTTATTGGAAGATCAACAAAGTCAAAAGAAGTTGTTTACAAAGATCAGAAAATTCAATGTAAAGACTTTGATATTAAAGTTATTATCGATGGTGAAGAGAAGAAGGCGAAAGTTACTAAATGTAGAACTGATGATGGAGAATGGAAGATTCCAGATTAGATTGAAACAAAAATCTAAATATATGTGTGGCAACTAACTATTGCCACACAAACACATTTAAGGTATAATATAAGTGAGGGACTTATGAAGACTATTTATCTAGAAAAGAAATATCCTAATGAACAAATTCTGGGACAATTCTTAGACGAATCTCATTATGATATTCTAATCGAAGAAGATTGCGATGTATATAAACCTTTGGAGTATACTGTCGATGCTTTTGGTAACGAAATCCAAAATGGTGAACATAATCTTCTACTTAAATTCAGGAAAGGTGTATTCTCTCCAGAGTTAGTCAAGATGGCTTATGAAGGATTGAGAGACGCTGCTGGTGAGTCACAAAATCGTGGTATCGCTGCTGGACCGAGAACAGAGAAATCAACAGGAAGAGATTGGGTTACTGCATTACAAGAAAGATTAATTGATGTTTTATCTGGGTCGATGAATACAGTTACATCAGATGATCCTATTGCTGAAGCTTATGCGAAAGCTAAGACTTCAGAAGAAGTTTCTACAAAAGGGAGAGTTTGGTTAACTCTCAAGAGACCAGCAGGATTTGATTTTGATGCTTGGGTAGAGAAGACAGCGAAACTATCATATAAAGATAGATTGAAAGAAGTTGAAATTATTAATGATTGGATTTCTGACACTACCTATGCCAATCCTGTATTCTCTGGAATTGCTGGATATTTCGACAAATATCCTAGGATTCCATATTGCAGACTAACATCTTATACAGCTAACCATAAAGAGATGTTTGAGAAGGCAATTCCATTTATCGAAGCAGTTTCAGAACAGTTCAAAGAGTTAGTTCCAGATAGATATGAAGTTCAAAAAGCTGCGATGAGTCATTTAGACCCTGCATTCAGGATCGGCAATTCAGTTTATACAACAGTTACAGTTAATAAGAATTATAGAACAGCGGCTCACCGTGATGCTGGTGATTTCAAAGAAGGATTTGGTAATCTATCGACAACATATAATGGTGTAGATTGGGATGGATGTTATTTAATCTTTCCTGAATATCGTGCAGCTGTTTCTGTTAAACCTGGTGATTTTCTTGCAATGGATATTCATGAGATTCATGGAAATACACCAGTTTCTTCTGAATCCGGTTTACATGAAAGAATTTCTATCGTATGTTATATGCGTGAAAAGATGATGGATTGTAGATCTAAAACTTATGAAGATACTAGATATAATTTTATTGAGTCTAGAAAAAGAAATAAGAATCATCCTTTGTGGTATGATAAATGGAATGGTGTGTCTGCTGGATGGGATACGAGCGAAGAGTGGTACAAATATCTTGTAGATAACGGTTTACATGAATATGCAGCCGAGATCGAAGATGTAGTTTACGGGAAGAAAGTTGGGGTATTAGATATCTAATGTGTGCAATTATTGGTGGTGCCTTTCCAGAATTGACTAAGAAAGATATCATATTAATCAAAAATCTCTTTCTACAATCACAAATAAGAGGTAGACATGCAACAGGAATATCATATATCGATAATGATATATTGACTGTGAAAGAACCAGTTCCTGCAGAAGAATTTATTCAAAATCTTAGATTGGAAGAATTTCTTGGAAGAGAATTTTCTTTTGTAGGTCATTGTCGATATTCTACTTCACATCTTGAATATAATCAACCTATTGCGAATAGAGATCTATCTATAGTTCATAATGGAGTAGTAACACAAGAACCTTTTGACACATGGAATTCTTTATTTGGTTATGATAATTTTGATACTAAGAATGATTCTGAATTGATATTTAAATCGCATGCTTCAGGATCACATCCATTAAAACAATTTCCAGAAGCTTCTATGGCTGTTTGTGGATTGAATAGCAATGGAATATTCTTTTATCGAAATGGTAAACGACCGATACATTGGTCGAGAGTTGGAGATAACTTGATTATTTCTTCTACTCGTGATATAATTAATAGATGCTCAGATTCGCAAGTGTTTGATTGTGAGGCTGGAATAGAATATTATTTGACTGATATGGAAATTAATAAGAGGACTATTTGCCCTCCATTAAAGGATCTTCAATATGAAATGTATTGATAGTAATGAAGTTGAAGAATTGATTAGAAATTCACCTCCAGGAAAGAACACTAAATTTTTAGCTGCTGCACATAATTTGTGGTTTCGATTTAAAAATTACGATAAGTGTCCTCCCACAGTACTTGAAGTTGATGGATCTATTGTCTCGCTCATATTCTCTACATATAATAGAGATGGATATACTAATCTCTATGAGATTGTCACAGTTCAAGGGAACGAGGGTAAAGGATATGCAACCAAATGTTGGGATAACTGGATTGATTATGCCTTTAAAGAAAGGGGATCTATCCGTCTTAAATTATCTTGCACACCTTCTTCTGTAACTTGGCATTGTCGTAACGGTCTTTTATTTTGGGCTGTAGATCCTTCTGGATCTTTGCGTTC